TAATGATTTCGTTAAATTGTGACATCTGTTATTCTCCTTTATTTTTATCTTCATCTTTCTCAAACAAGCGCTGAAACGCTTTTAAAATTGGCTGAAAAAGAGTAACATTTCCTTTTAATTTGCGGTAATTTTCAATGAGCGATTGAAAAGTAAATGCGATGTACCCGAGATAGATCGAGTACAAGAATGCGAAGCCTGTTTTTTCAGGCAAGAGCACGGACATCGGGATGAGGATCATCAGTAAGAGGACCCCTAAAATCTTACGAAGTAAGCCATTGATACCGATTTTGCTCTTGTACTCGATGTCAGGATTTGCGATAGCAGCAATTGTCCCTGTCAAGAAATCAATGATTTCCATTGAGACAATCAAAGCCAGAGCGTACAAGACCAGACCGTCTTCAGTCTGGACTACGCTACGAAAAAAATTGAAAAATTCGATTTGCATACTCTCTTTTATTCTTTCCCTTCAAATTTCCATGCGACACCCGTTCCGTTTTGCTCCAGGGTACCGTTCGTCACAAATGCGCTGACGGGTTCGCCATTGTAAGTAAATTCCTTATTAAGCTGAACCAAGATACGCTTCCCTTCACCGTTCACTTCAACGTGGTTCGGATCTTCAATGGTAATCAGGTCATGTGGTAAGTAGGTCTTCCCGACCTCGGCCAGTTGAATCAACTCAACTAACTCCTTGTAGGTCGTACCGTACTCGATGTTCTTGCTCATGACAGAGTTCAAGACAAGAACATGGATGACCTTCTGGTTAACCTTCGCATTCTCTTCAGTCTGCTTGATAACCTGAGCAAGTCTGTCCTGTTCGCTCTTGTTGTGCGCAATCTGCTGCTCAGCTTGTTCAAGCTTATTCTGCGTCTGCACAATTGCTGAACCTGGATCTAACTCTGATTTCAGGATATCTAATACTGCTTGAATCAAAAAATCATCTGGTTCGTTTGTTCGGTCTCCAAAAAAAGACCGTGAGTTCGTACTAAAACGGCTACCTTCTGATAGTTGAATTTCTACAACGGTCTCAACGTTTGAGCCAGAATTTCTCAAATAAGGCCTTGTTGCTAGACTATAACCATTAATTGCCATCTCTATTCTCCTTCTGCTGGTTTAGTTTGTTCATCAAGCAGAGCTTCCAGCTCATCTACTCGTGCTTGAAGCTTTTGATTTTCAGCCAATTGTTCTTCCAGCTGAATGCTCAGCGGTTAAGCTGTTCTTCGTTCATTCTCTAATTTCTCCAATCTTTTCGTGAGTTTTCTATTTTCAAGAGCCAGTTCCTGAATTGCTTTGAGTGCTATATTGGTTAATCTGAGATTATCTAGGTTCAGCGTGTCGCCGTTCTCATAAACAAGTGTCGGGTCCACCTCTTGAACCTCTTGAGCAATTAAACCAATCTTCGTGTGTGCTGGTTGTGGTCTATCCTCTTGTTTCTTCCAGTCATATTCTTTGAATTTGAATTGATTGATATAATCAAGAGCATTGTGCTTGCAGTCAACAATATTTTCTTTCAATTTTTTATCAGACGAAGATTTATTTATCACATTCCACAAACTGTAAGCAGTATTGTTGTACACATAATAAATATCATTGGCTTTACCACCAAAACTCAAATACACATTATTTGAATCCCAAAGACCAATGGTTGCTATCGTTTTGCCTTCAATCGTGCCTTTTCCTGTCCTTAGCCAACCTATCCCTTTTGCGTTTATGTAGCCGTTAACTGTTAGCAAAAAATCATCACTATTACTTGCAGGGTTTCCAGTAGTAAAATCCGAGTCTTTGTAAAGAAATAGCCCGTAAGGTACATTTTCTCCACGACCATAAGAACCGACGAACTGGACTCCCAATCCATCTTTGGCATTATAGTCTCTTGGTACGTTAATCTGTAAACCACCATTCACTGTATCAAGCGAACCGTAAGAACCTAGTTTGATTTTAGTATGGCCTGTTAATGTTCCGCCCAAGATATTTGCCCCTTGGATCGTTCCACCGTAGATTCGGTCACCACTTAAAATACCTGAACGAACCTGACTTGCATCAATCGCGACACTCTGAACTCTGTTGATAAAGGCTTGCTTAGCAAAAAGCTGGCTCAAGTAAGCTTCATTTGCGACTAGCTTATTGAAAAATGCTTGGTCAACCTTCAGCTTCTCAGCTGTGACCGCTTCAGCATCTAAAATGGCTGTTTTAACAGATCCTGCCGACATCTTACTAGCTGTCACAGATCCATCCACAATCATGTCCGATTTCACTTTTATTTTTGGAGAAATCAGGTCAATCGCTTCAGGACTTGTCGATATCATTGAAGCTAATTGTTTTCCTAAAATTTTAGTAGAACCAATAGTCACTCCTTCAGGAGTTATTTGCACCCTAGCGCTATTCGCAGCATCTCGCACTTCCTGCCTTATTTCACTAGCAGTCTGAGCGATGGCGCTTTTTACATTTCTATCAAAGAATTGGCTCAATGCTCCTTCGTTTGTCTGTTGAATTTTAGACCAAAGTGTACTGTTTTGATCTCCTAATTCTAATTCAAGCGAACGCAAATCCTTAAAGAGCCCAGATAGGGTTCTTTGAGTGATGGTCGGTTCTACAAAGTTGGTTGGGAAATCACCCTGCTCTAACTGAATATCTGTTAAAACCGTATCCCCCACACAGCCCATATGATGGAGTTTGATCAGCTCTTCTGCACTACGAGGTGTGAAGGTCTGATAATACCGCCCGTTCATCTCCAACGCAGGCAAACGTTGAGTTTGTATTGTAACGTCCATGATTACCCTCCATATATTTTAATCGCTACTGAGTTGTAGTAAGAACGATGTCGTTGGAAACCAGTCTTACGTTCAAAATCAGCGACGCTATCCGAAAATGTCAAGAATGCCGTTCCATATCGATTCTCCGTCCGACTGATTCCAATTTGATGCCCATTTATTTCGATAGTTTTGATGTTATCTAGATTTTGTATCCCATTGATGATCAAAAGACGAATGTTTCTTTCATAATTGACATTATAATTACCGCTATATAATAAACGGAGTCCTTGCCACACCAGTTTATCGCCGATGTAGCGAGCAATGATTTTTCGATTGCCGATATAGATTCCATGTCTTAACATCGTTTACCCCCATACATCGTAGATTGTGTTCTCGTCCTTATTAGTGATCCTGTCATAGTCTACCTTAGACCCCGCCCAGTATTTGAGCTGTAGGTTTGTTCGACTATTGAGGATACCCTGACCAGGAGAGCCAGCCGGACCTTGCGGACCCTGTATTCCATCGGCACCTCTTGCTCCTTCAGGGCCACGGGGACCTACTGGCCCTGCTGCTCCCTGAACACCTTGAGGCCCCACAGGTCCTCTAGCCCCATCGGCACCTCTTGCTCCTGCGGGTCCGGGATTTCCTTGGAGCCCCTGTGGTCCTTGGGGTCCTCTCAAACTCTCTTTTTGCTGAGAGGTCAATTGTTCAAACCGCATGACACCATCAGCGCCTTTAGGTCCTACGTCGCCACGGTCACCCTTCGGACCTGGATTTCCTTGAGGACCAGTTTGACCTCGTTGACCTTGAATACCTTGAGGGCCTTGTTCCCCACGTTCTCCACGGTCACCTTTAGGTCCTGTCAGATATTGCAAGACTGAAAATCGGTCACGCCCGTTTCCGACCTTAACTTTGCCAGTATCACTCTCAACACCTAACTCGCCATCAAGTAAGACCAAAGTGCTATTTGCCCAATCACTCGCTGACATGCGTTTATGTTGTACCCTTACTGGGATTGCCTCTGTCATATTTTACCTCCATCAAAAATAAAAGTTGGAGTCTCGTTCCAACTTGCGTCATATCTTGAATTTTGACCGTCTGCGAACATCTTGTAAACTGGTGTCAGTTCAATCTGTGATGTCTGATTATCAATCGTCACAGAACGCTCTACGTTCTGATACCAGTCCCCTGAGAAGGTCAGACGATAGTCACCGTAGTAGACCGCCAAGACCTGTTCCTCTCTCTGAGTCAGGTCTTTCTCAATCGCTGGCATAATCGAATTGGCAGGTACCAAATGAACGTGTCCACCGTAAAAAGGTGTCTTGTTGATTACCACGGTCACATCTGTCTTACCATAAGGCGTGCAGGTTGCTGACCAGCTGATAACATACTTCTTGCCTACTTCAAAGCCATCACCATTATGGCCAACTTCGACAAAGTCTGTTCCATAAGCGATTTTTTTAGCAGTTCCGCCCTTCAAACGGTTCTTGTTATATTGCGCAGTCCCATCCCCACCGATTAAAACCGCATTAACTCGTGCAGTTTCACTGACTCGCTCTAATTTCTTGCTTATTTCAGTAATAGAGTCCACACCGTTCAGTATTTCCTCACGAATTTTCTTCACGAATTCTGGACGCTCTTTTTCCATCTCTTCGTGTATCTTAGAACCGACCTCTTCCGCTTTTGCTTTAGCAGCATTGAGACCGTCTGTAAACTCGTTCTTAAGTTCTTCAGTTTTGCGATCAAATACAAGATCAGAGTTCTTGAGTTCTCTTGCTAACTGTCTTTCAAAATCACTTTGAAGTTGTTGAGCTTCTCCCTTGACTGCATCACTCACTGCATTACCAATTGCATTCGCAAGACCTGACTGGAATTGACCGAATCCGATAGATTTCAGCTTCTTGGCCATCGGTGAATAAGTGTATTTAGTAATCTTCTTACGCACATCAAGATTGTAGACCTCGTGAAATAGACTCACAATATCGAACATTTGGACAGGCACATCACTCTGGCCGACAACCTCAATCTCAAGGCTATCTTCCATCATGTCACAGAGCGAAGTTCGATAATACTGCTCACCATACTTGCGAAGGCTCGCTTCATCCTTCACGTCCTGATCACTAACCTCAATCACATCTTCATAGATTTGACTGTACTTATTAATGAGTGGGCTATCAATTGTAACCGTGAACGTGCGATCAGGCGCTTTCTCTCCCTCGCCCTTAACAGTCGTCGTGAAAGTAATTCGAGTCTTTAAAGACTTGGTAGAGGTCTTGTGCTGATAGCTAGACAGATTTTTCTTATACATAAAAAGCGATTCATTCTCTGAACCGCCATTTTTTAAAAGTCGAACCTGGTAGCCATGACGAACAAGGTCACCACCCCATTGGCCAACGATTGAATGCTTATCTTTCGCAAATGCCTCCATGGCATTCTTAGAACCAATATTGAAGGTATGTCTATCTTCAATATCAGAAAAGAATGAGAATGGATTGTTACGAGTGATCGCGCCAGCAAAACGACTGAGAGCAGTTGAGCCAGTCGCTCGATCAAGAGCAAGCGAACTGACCACATAGTTATTCAAGAGAGTGAATACTTGGTTCGCATAAACCTGAATATAACCATGCTTCTTCTCAACCTCGAAAATGACAAAATCCTGTTCACCATGAAGGTCATCAGCAGTTAGGAACGTCTCCTCCTTCAACTTCTCCCATAATGAGTCCGATGTCGGAAATCGGAAGGCCAATTGATAGGTGCTGTTGTCCTCTTGAACAATTTCATCAGCATAGGCAGCGTTCAGAGGCATATTACCATTTGTTAAATAAATCAAATCTTATACCTCCAATTCGGTCGAATAGTAATCTTACGAACATTTTCAGTGAACGAAACACCTACCTTACCAGTCGGTATCTCCAAGAATCCTCCACGTTTCCGAAGTGTGTTCTGTACTGCGCCAGTAGCGTTGTAGATGTTCTGCTTACCTTGCCTACAATCAATCGTAGCCTTTGTCTTAATAGCAAGATACATAGTCTTACGGCCAATCGTGAGGGAGACGTCACCGTCCCCCTCAATCTCAATGATTGGTTCAGAATAAATCGTCCCAGGATTATTGATCGTACCAGATGCTGTCAGTACGACAGGGTCTACATCTTTTTGGTAGCGGAACGGTTGCATGTCTAACTTGATCGCCAATTCCCAACCATACATCCCCTTTGGAATAATTTCAGTGTCTAAGAAATCGGCATAGAATAATGAATCAGGCTGATAGCTAAATTCTAAACAATTCCCAACTGGTTGAAATTTTTCAACTAAGGTTGCTAAATCGGCAAATCGTTCAAAGAATGCTCGGACAGTTCGCTCGTAATTGTCGAAAGCACCTTCTTCTTGATTGTAGCTACCATTCATACCATACGGTTTCGTTTGCTCTGCGAAACGAGGGCTGGCAGAATGTATCGTTCCAAAATCTATGACCACACAATTTCTGAATTCAGTTGTTGAAAAATCATTCACTTTTAAATAATTCGTCATTAAATCCCCTCCCTTCTCATAATATTCCCTTGATAGCGATAAGAATTCTCTGCGATTACTTGACCATCTAGATAAGTATTGGAATCCTTATCTAATAATTTGCCAAGCAAAAACTCTACACTTTCTTTCAAACTGACAAGCTCAGTTACGATAGCTTTACCGCTACTATCCTCTGAATGGTTAGCAAAACTACCACTAGAATATGTAGATTGAGGATAACTAGAACTTCGATGTCTCGCATTGATTTCTTGAAAACGTCTAGTTAGATGAGAAATTTTAGTATTTTCAAACCCAATCCCTTTTTTATAGCTAGGCATACCTATACGATTCATCAAGCTACGAGTTTTACCAGCTCGCATGACCTTTGTTCCAGGAGGTAGTGGAAGCGTTACGTTCCGCCCTTCTGGGATGAATGATCTTCCATCTGGCAACGTTACAAGCTCTTTATAGAGCGTACCGCGTTGGTCATTGACTGTAGCAAGACCGCCTGGGTGGTTGTTGGTACCTTTGGCGTGCTTTTGAGTGAAATACCTTGTGATGATATCAATGTATTTAAAGGATGGTAAAGAGCTTAAAGATGCCCATACGCTGTTTATCCCTCCGATTGTATTATTCTGCGCGCTAATGCCAATCGGACTGTTTTGCCTGATTGTATTAACAGCACTTCCAGCTGCCGAAACCTCTCCTTGGGTTCTGTTGGCAGCATCAATACCAATTGGGCTATCTTGTCTTACCGCATTAACTCCTGCGTAAGCAGCTGCAGATTGTGCACCAGTTTGGTCTGTTGCATTGATATCAATCGGACTGGTTTGTTGAATTGAGTTAATACCGTACAGTACAGACTCAACTGTACTTGGTGTTTTATCAATCGCTTCAATCGGTAATTGCTTACCAGTCATTGAATCAATTCGACCTTGAACCACTTTGACATCGTTACTTGCTAAGTCTTTAACAGCCAAGGCTTTTTCGCTCGGTGTCATCAAATTCCACTGAGTCAAGGCTTGCTTAGCACCTTCTGCGCTACTTAAAAAACTTTCATTCTTACCGAGAATTTCTTTGACCTCAGAAGGCAGTGCATTCCATTGCGCTAGCGACTCTTTGCTATCTAAAATAGCCTTAACAGCTGGTTTACCATTAACAACCAGTTCTTTTTCTTCAGGAGATAACTTCTCCCATTGGCCGTTAGCAACTAAAGCTTCACCAATTGTCAAACGTGCATTCGTCTCAAGATTTGCTTCTTTGAGAATGAACTGCATAGCATTCCATCCGCCTTCTGCTTCAAGAGCTTTTTGCACCTCTTCGACTGCATTTGTCTTTAACTGGCCAGTCTTTTCGTCCCAAACCATGGAATTCCACTGGGTATTTGCAAGCTTCATTGATTCGGTTGCATCCTTGGCAGTTTGCGCCCACATGCTATTTCCTTCTTGTATTTTCGAGAAGGTATTTTGGAACTTGATAGCCATTTCATCGTAGGTCAACCCCATTTCCTCAGCCCGTGATTTAAGCTGATTCATGATACCTGTTAACGCTTCTGGACTAACTTTTAAGGTCTTCAAAAGTCTACCTTGCAAATCATTCCACTTCTGGCTATACGCTTCCATTTTAGCAGTATGCTCTGCTTCCAACTGCTCCATTTTAGCCTTAATCTCAGCACGAGCTTTAACGGATTTTTCATCCTCGCCCTTGATTTGATCCATGAGTTTCTTGTATCCGTCCAAACGTTCTTTGTAAGAAGCTTGTTCGTCTTTCGCCCATTTCTCAGTTAATTCAGTGGCTTTTTTAAGCTGTTCAGTATTCAATTCATCAGCTTGACCATTGAAGGCTTTAATCATGTTGATGCGCTCTTCACCAGAATACTCCATCAACTGTAATTGCGTGTTGATCAATTCATTCTGATTAGATAATACAATCGCTTTTTCTTCTTCAGAAAGCTTACGATGATTGTTTGCAGCATTTTGATATATCCGAATGACTTCATCAGACATCTGCTGAACATTATTTTTCATCTGGTCAGCATGACTAGAGATTTGCTGGATGGTCTCTTCACTCAATCCTAACTTATGGGCCATATCAATATCTTTTGCCAAATTTTCATCAGCTAGCTTTTGGATTTCAGTTGCTAGTTTTTGAACCGCAGTAGTCACTTTATCAACTCCTTCAGCACTTGCACCAAAAGTAGTCATAGCCTCATTCGCTTCATCCACCTTATCTTTAAAGTTTTGAAGTTGACCTGCTTGTTCTTTGCTGACACTTGTGCCCCATTCTTGTGAGCGTTGATAGGCTTCATACGCTTTATTCGAGAAATAGACTGCTGCTGCAGTTGCGCCAGCTAAAGCCACTGTTGCGAGTCCAACAGGAGTCGCTAGAAAACCAAGCGCGCTACCGAGCAAACCAGTTCCTGTGCTTGCTCCTGCTACTGCAGTTTCAACTGCTCCAGCTGATCCAGCGACTGTTCTCAATCCGTTCGCAACACTTACAAAATCTTTCAGATATCTGATTGAACCGCTTAAATAACCAATTCCTTTTGATAAACCACTGATAGTTTTAACTAATCCACCTACAACTGTTACACCGCCGCCTAAAATATTCAATGCAGGGCCTAGAGCAGCTGCCATTAATCCCCATTTGATGATGTTTTGTTGTTGTTCTGTTGATAGTGAGCTGAACTTTTTAGCTAAATCAGAGAGATTACTTAGCCATGGCTTGGCTGCATCAAGACCGCTTCTAAGAGCCTTGACTAGTGGTCCACCGAACTCAATTGCAATATCTGTCAATTGGTTTCTGAACATCTTTAATTGAGACTCAGTAGTCTCATAACGCTTATTTGCTTCATTGGTCAGAGCAGTATTGTCTTTCCAGGCTTGATTAGAACGTTGTACTGCAGCACCCATCTTATCTGAAGCCAAGGCCAAGGATTTCAGCATGTTACTTTGACGAACGCCTGTCATTCCAAGTTTCATCAAAATAGCGTTCATGTTAGCGCCTTTTTCGTGCGCATTTTGAAGTCCCTTAATGAAAGATTGCAAGGCCTCAGTAGGCTTCTCTTTCCAAGCTTGTTGGAACTCCTCTGATGTTGTTCCAGCTACTTTAGCTATTAAAGCGAGATCTTCTGCTGAATCCTTGGTAGTTAGCGCGACTGCATTACCAATAGAAGTTAGTGTCTGAGTCATGGCAGTACCACCAGCCTCAGCCTCAATACCAACTGAACTCATAGCAGTAGCAAGACCCAAGATGTCTGCTGTGCTTAATCCAGCCAGCTTACCACCTGCAGCTAAGCGGTTGGTCATCTCAACAATGTCTTTTTCAGTCGTCGCAAAGTTGTTACCAAGATCTACAACGGCTGCACCAAATCGAGAGTATTCGTCCGACATTAACCCCATGATGTTAGCAATCTTGGCAATTGCTGTTGCAGCTTCTTCAGCACTCAAGTTTGTCGATTCTCCCATATCGATCATGGTTCGAGAGAATGAGAGAATATCTTCGGTCTTGATACCTAACTGACCAGCCACTTCTGCGACATTTGCGATTTCCACCGCACTAGCTGGTAATTCCTTGGCCATTTGACGAATACCGTCTGATAGCTTTTGATAGGATACAGAGGCGGTTTCGTCCACTGTTTTCTTAACACCCGCAAATGCTGACTCATAATCAATTGCAGCTTTCACTACAAGACCGGCACCAGCTACGATAGGAGCAGTAACACCTTTTGTTAGAGCAGAGCCAAAACCAGATATGGTTTGACCAACTTGGCTGATTTTATTACCGACTTCTTGAGCACCTCTACCAAATTTAGTGAATGCACTGTCATCGATATAAGCTTGTCTCATAGAACTAGCTAACTGTTGATAGCGGTTTTGCAATTCAGCTACTTTAGCAGCAGTCGCAGTCATGCTAGCACTTGCTTCAACTAGCTTTTGCTTTTGTTCAGCAGTTGCAGTAGACACATCTCCGATACTAGCTTTTAACTGGTTGTATCGTTCGCTCTGTGAACTCAATACCTTTTGATATGAGCTAAGAGCTGAACCAGTTTGCGATAAAAGTCCTTTTAAGTTACTGACGTTCTTGCCAGCTCCCTTAAAGTTGTTTTCCATCGCTTTCAGGGAATTATCGACACCCTTTAGATAGGTTTTCAACCTCCCAACGTTTGACTGAAAAGGAGCGACATCTAAGGTTGCTGTGGCGACTAATTCACCGATATTACTTGCCATTCATTCTCCTTTCTATCCAAAAAGGAATGGAAAGGCCTTATCAAGGGTCGTTTCTTCTTCCTCTTGGCTTTCTTTTGTTTCTAAAGCCTGCACCATCAAATCAAAATCTGATAAACGCATACTTTTAATGTCATGGATTGTATATCCTTGACTCATTAACGATTGAACCCAAACTAGTAAATTATTTTGGGCTTCTTTAGGGCTTAGCCCTTTTTCTTCTTTTTTCCCTCAGTGGTCTCTTTTTCTTCTTGTTTTCCACCGAGTGCAGCAAGGTATAGATCATTCAATGTTTCGAGTGTTTCAACACTTGCGCCTTTTAAATCATCTACATCGAACTGCTCACCGTACATTTTCACAAACATATCAAGATATGCTTCATTCAATTCGCGATGTCTAGCAGGATTTAGCAAATCTTCCTTGTTTTCATACAATGAAGTTTGTCGAACCTGGTGTTCCAGAGCCAAAAGATTGTCTTCTACGTTTACGTAGTCTTTTGAGAATTCCTTCAAAACCCCTGCTTTTTTAAATTTAATTTCAAACATTGTTTACTCCTTTAAAAATAAAGGCTTGGAATAACCAAGCCTTTTCTTATGCATCTTGTCTCACTGCGCCTGATTCAGCGGTTACTGTTCGCTCTGAACTAGCACCGCTTACGACTTTGGGAATACGAGTTTACGGAATTCGGATTCTTGGAATTGTGGGTTGTCTTCACGACCTACTACAATTACAAGAGCATCATCATCATCTCCACGAGCCACGAAGCTACCAGATACAGTATCGTTCTTAGGTTCTGGTGAACCGTCTTTAGTTTCCAAATCCATTCCTGGAAGTGAGAACTTACCTTTAAGAAGACCAACCCAAATACCTTTACCATCATCACCAGTCGTGCGGAACAAGCAAGCGATATCGTTTGGAGTCATCTTCTTGTTGTATTTTTCAACACCGTTTTCAACCGTAATACCGTAGAAGTCCTTACGTGCATCACTACCCAAATCGAGCCATGACACTTCAAGAGTTGTTCCAGTGATACCAGAAGACAATACTACGTATGGCCCATCATCTGCTGTGATAGTGTTCAATTCATTTGTGATATCCAATTTCGCTGTTTTAATTCCAGGGATTTTTTTAGTATCACCTGTGACAAGGTTTTTATTGTCCAAAACCCCATATTCAAAACCGCGCAAACCAAATTTAACTTTAGACATTTATTTATTTTCCTTTCGTTTCTCCGAGATCGCTCCAATCAAAAAGACGATATTTTCGAATGTTCATCAACAATCCAATATCGTCATCCATGTATCGAGGTTTCTCATTAGCTGTGTAGCGCTCAAATCCGCTACTTTCTAGTACCGCATCCATTCTTTTAGCAATTTGGTCCGCTTGTTTAGCATTCTTACACCAAAAGTTAATCGTGATGCGTTGTTCCATTGAGATGATTTTATCATCTGCATACTTGTGAGGTGCTTCATAAGTTAAGTAAATTCTTGCAAATGGAGCAAGTTCTTTTTGTTTTAAGTTTGTAGGCTTTTCAGGAATATCATAAGTGAAAATACCTTGTTTATAACCTGGAAAGTCTTTGCCTCTAAACTGATTGAAGAGTTGATTTAACTGTTCATCTGCTACCAAAAGTTTATATGCTTCAGTTTCAGCAATCATTTATTTTAACACCTCCCTTATTTTTTGTTTGTATATTTCCTTTGCTCGAGGAGTAACTTCATTGATAGTCTTTTCCTCGAAGTCTTGTGCTTTCTGATAGATTGTTCCACTATCAGGATACTTAGCACGCCAACCAGTCGACCGACCAAAACCAATATCCTTTGAAGGAACGCCACCTCTCCCCTTGAAATTGCTGATTCTTATATCTTCTTTCAATCGAGTGAGAGTTAGCTCGTCAGAAACTGGAGTATTCACTTCAAGCTCTTTCTTGAACTCTTGAGCTACCTCATTTACCGCTTCGCGAGCGACCTTAGGTGCTTTTACTTCCAATTTCGTAAGGTTCTCAAGACAAAGATCTAATCCTTTCGTCATGAAACCATCACTCCCTTAATCAAGTCAATTTCCTTGTTTGCGTAGTCACGTTCAATAGCAATGATTTGATATTCATTGCCATCAAAATCAACGAAACAAGAATTGTCAAAAAGCAGTTTTGGTAGATGACGAATTAAGAATGTTTTGGTGTCTTTGTGTTCTGACAACCCACTAGCTTTTGTGACAGTCGCATTTTCGCGAAAGTCTTTGATAGAGGTTTTAGACACTTCTGCCCAACAAGTATACAAGTCTTTCCTTTTGAAATCTAGCACTTCTCCATCTTCATTTTGTCCACCTACTCTTTGAAAAAAAGTAATGCGGACATTCATGTTACGTGTCCGCATTAACTTTCCCTCCGTGTTCTAAGCTGATGGATAATGTTCAGGACACCATTTGCTAATGGATAACGCATGGTATCCGCTGACATCCCTCGATGTTCGTACTCTTCCTTGACTTGTTTCTTGACAGCTAATCGGAACTTCGCATAGGACTCTAAGTCCTCAGGTTGCAGTTTGCTATCGATTGCGAAACAAATCTGCTCTCTTGCTGACTCTATAAGTTCAAGTAGTAACTCATCTTCAAAGTCATAGTCGATTTTACAATACAACTTAACTTCTTCGAGAAAACTATTCTTTTTAGGCTCCATGGCTCTAACCTCCAATCAAAGCTAGTAGTTGCTCTTTAGTTTGAGTCGCTGTGTAAGAAACTCCTTTGCTATCTAGGTAAGCCATGATTTCTTGTTTGGTGCTACTTGCGGTTGGTACTGCTAATGCTGTTTCTGACCCTAAGACACCCCCACTAACTGGGGGAGTCTTAGGGCATAGTTACGAAGTAACCAGCTTTTGCATCTGCTTTCTTAACATCAAAGCGTACAACTGCTTGCAAGTATTGACCGTAAATTTCATTGTCAGTCCAGCGAAGACCCAATTCTTGACGGTCTGCAAATAGTACAGCACGTTGCACATCACCAATGAAGGCTTTAGCTTCACCAGCTACACCAAGCATTGTATCAGCAACTACAAATACTGGATGTCCAAGGAACGCTTTACCTGATGCAGAAACAATAGAGTCTTGGAGCAAGTAACGACCGTTCTTGTCTTTCAAAGTGTCCAATTTTTGGTAGAAACTTTGAGAAACTACAAATGACACGTTGTAAGCTGGGTCAAGATCGACATTCAAGATGGCTTTAATAGCATCCAAGTCTGCTGCTTGTTTTTCTTCAAATGTTTTCAAAATAGTACCGATTACATCGTTAGTAGTGTTAACCTTGATTTGGTTAGCTGCTTCAGCTACGATTGCAAGTAAGTCAACATCTGCATCGTCAATCGCTTCTTGTGAAAGTGGGATTGCTCCACGGTAAGTCTTAACTTTCCATGCGACATCTGTAAATTCAGGCTTAGCAAGAGCTGGATTTTTTTCCAATTCTTCTACACTTGCCATTTTAGATGTTGCATGTTTAAGAATCGGATATGAACCTTCACCTTTAGAAGCTTTGTGAATTGTCACGAATTGTTTAAGGTCGACAACAGTTTTAACTTCACGAATTGGAGTAGTAACAATTTCTTTGCTAGTTACTTTTCCAGTATCTGTTTTCTTCAATCCGTCTTGCGTTGGATTTACTGCTTCATTCATAGGAATGAGAAGGTCTTTTCCTTCGAGTTTCAAGTTAGCATCTGCAACCGCGCCTTTAGTGCGAACCCATTCATTTACAGATTCACGGTAAGATTTACCTTCAGTTTTTACTTCGTGTTTTTCACCAGATGCATGTACTCCATTGCCTGCTTCTGCGATTTCATAAGTTTTCAAATTTGCTTTTGCTTCAACTTCTTGCGCTTTTAGTGCTTCGATTTCAGCACGCACTTCACGAGCTTTCTCAAGATCATCAGAGTTCAAAACAGATTTCAATTCATCTGTCTTATTAACAATTTCAGCACCGATATTTGCAATCTGCGCTTTAAGTTCTTTCATTTTTTCTTTAAACATAGGTTGTTTTCTCCTTTTGGGTATAAAAAAGAGAGCTTAGAGCCCTCTGAGTAATTCTTCTTTTTCGATTTCTCGTAGCATGTTTTGGATTTCTGACTTACGCTTGCTACGGTTAGCGTAAAAGTCATCAATAACCGCTTGTGGTAACAAGCCATTTTCTAAGCTCGCTACTGCACCGACATCATCAAAGGTCATCACTTCATCCGCAAAGCCTTTTTCAACTGCTTCACTGGCTGACATGAAGGTTTCATTCTTCATCATATTCAGAATCTCTTCTTCACTCAATCCAGTTTTAGCCACATAGGCATTCACGATAGCCTGGTCGCTAGATTTTAATGCATTAGAAGCTTTGTCCAAGTCGTCACTGTTACCAGACACATAGCCATACAGTGCTTTATGAATCATAATCTGCGCCGTTGGACTGATAAGCACTTTATCAGCTCCCATGATTGCTACGCTTGCTGCGCTTGCTGCCATTCCTGTTACTTCCACAGTAACATTCCCGGGATAGCTTTTCAAAGCCGTGTAGATTTCACTTCCGACAGTTACAAGACCACCATTGGAATTGACTTCCAAAACGATATCGCTATTGTCTTCTGGAAAAGAATCTGCGATAGCTTTAGCGCTGACAGCTTCCAAACCAAAGTAGTCGTAAGCTTCTTGGCTATTGTTTGGAATCAGTGGACCTTTCATCTTGATTCTCTTTGGCATCCTTTGTCTCACCTCCTTTCATTGCTTGATATTCTTCTTTCTTATCCAAGAAGACATAGTTCAAACTTGACTGGTAACGGTCCATATTTGGATCAGTAGAGCGTTCCTTGCCAAGCTCAATCAAAGCTTGGTTAGGTGTTAAGATTTGATTGTTTACAAGTTTTACAATCTCATCTACATTTCTACCAGTCACGCTACGAGTATCGAAATCAACACGATACTTCCTGCGTTCTTCATCATCGAACACTTTCAAAGCTAATTCGCTTGTGATTGCGTCGAAATAGAACGGAAGATCATTTGTTACATAGTCTTCAGTCAACTGTGCGACAGATTGGTTAGGGCTGTTTACTCCCAACTTGAAACTAGGGACTCTCAAAGCTTTAGCAATCTGTGCAGTTGAGAAGTTATTCGATGTGATCAATTGTAAGACATTCGTATCAATTTCGAGCGGTGTGTATTCCTGAGTGTCGTCAAATACTAAAGGACTGCCACCTGTCGAGCCTTCACGCATCTTTTCAAAGTCCATACGGGCCTTTTGCCTAGCTTCTCCATTCAACTGAGCACCTTTAAGTTTGATAATTCCACTTGAGAATCCATCTCTAAAGAATTTAATCAAGGTATTCAGACCGCCGTTTTGTAAGCTTATTTCATCACCTAAAGACAACAGCGGAGACCTACCTAAGATAGTATCATGACTAAAGAATTTCCAGTGAATAACCTCGTCTGCTCCACAACGAATTTCCCGGCCATTTAATCGGTCTCTGAACGTGTAAATCAAATCGTGGTCATCAGTCTCCTCGACAGTCGTTTCAGACGGCCTAAAGAATTGAAATTCCAATGGCTTACCACTAATTGGATCGCGTAGAATACGAGAGAATGAATTGCCGGTCAAGATTGTATTGACTGTCATTGCAAACTTCCATTGCCTTGCTGATGTATTGCTTGTGGATTTAACATTCAAAAGATAGTTCATATCTTCGTCTTGTTCGATATTGCCCATTAAATCCTTTTTCAATAATGGGAAACGAGCAACATCACCAGCTATGATAGAAACTGCAGTCAAGACGTCACTATTCTTTAAAGCAGATATACCAGTATATTCAGGACTTGAATTACCAGAAAGCACCGAAGAGACATAATCGTCATAAGATATTTTTGACGAGCCTAAAGATTGAAAAAAAGTCATTTATTTTCTCACCTCCTTTCTAATTCACCCCTTTGTTTTACTGATATACAAGGCTAACAAAATTAAAATCACTCCACTGCATAAGAATCCTGCTACTTCATTCAATAAGAAAAAGCCATAGATTAAAAATCCAAGGCCTATCAAAAGCAAGATTGTGTGGATATGGTTCAATAATCTCAAAATAGCGAACCTCCTTCCAAAATTTTCTCGTTCGTCCAATAACCACTTCCATCGAATGGCTCTAAGTAACAAGCAGCATAAGCATCTAATAACGCGTCCAGAGGGTCGATTTTATTACTATTTTTGTTCTTATCAATCCTCATGCCGTTATTATCAACTCTGGTATATGCATTGTTTATTGCCATGGTTAGCAACTGATTACCACTGTGTTTGATTTTTCCTTGTCGAACATCATCACGGAATTGCTTCGTGGGCATATTCAAGACCATGGTGGTTTGTGGTATCTGGACTAGTGGCCATTCTGGGTGTCGCTTCTCAATCATAGTCAATAGTGAACCGAATTGATAAGGGTCAAAGTAAATTCCTTGTAACTCCCACTCATTTTGGTAGACCATTTCCTCGATTTTTTCAAGCACGCGCTCATCATCGATAACACCACTCTCAAGTGTTGTTATCTCACACTCACCAATTCTTTCCAAGTTGGTATAAGATACACCATCTCTTTTTTCTTTTGCGATTAAGCCATATTTCGTGGCCACAAAAGAAAAACTATCTGCATACCAATAATCATCCATCATAACCATCGGAGAGATAGAAAATAGGTCACTGGATCTACCAACATCGACACCTAACCAAACTCTACGTTTTCTTGTGTCAGGCTTATCTATTTTCGCTTTCGCCCAGCTTTCTTTATCCATGTAAGATTCTTCCGATGATTGTCTCCACATATTGTAGTTTTTAACCAGGATTTCATTTATTGTTCCTGTCTCAAGCGCTACCTTCCTACGTTTTCGTAGGTAGTCTATCATCTTTTTACGTAGTGCTTTTACTTCAAGGATTGGATTTGATTTTATCCAGTTCTTTTCATCTGCGATTTCTTCTTCATCATCTTGTTCAGCAATGAAGGCAAAGTATTCATCATTCTCAACTTCTTCATCCAAAAGCTTCTCGATATACGCATACTCGATAGTGTGCATTGGTACGTTTAAATCAAATCCAGCTGTTGAGATAATCAAAATCAATGGATTGTCTAGCTGACCTTGACCAGATTCGAGAAGCTCAATCATTTCATTTGTTTTAGATGCTGCGAATTCATCCAAGATACCTACATACGGTTCAAAACCATCGACTGCACCAGTCTCTCGACTTAACGCTCGCACGTAGCTTTCATCATTCAAGTTACGAAGTTCATCTCTGACTATCTTTGTAGCCTTCCTGATATCCGCATTTTGACTTCTTAAAGCATCCAACTGCTTACGGATCATATCATAAGCTATACGAGCCTGAGAGCGGTCATTCGCCGTACAAAACAGCTGACGGCTCATCGCAGGGTTACGACCAAATAAAAACTCGTACAGGGCAATCCCTGCAACGAGAATAGTCTTTCCGTTCTTTCTGGCCAAGCTGATTAGAGCTTTCTTAAATCTCCTTATCGATGTGTCGGACTTTTTTCGCCAACCGTACAAACTCGATAAAATGAATTTTTGAAAGTCGGCTAACGGATAAGGTTTTCCCGTCTTAACGTCAGGCAACATTTCGATGAAATCGATTGGATTCTTAGCCTTGTCAGGTAAGTAAATATATGGAAAATCTTCATCATCCATACGCTTCAAATCTCTTAAATGTCGCTTGCAAGCTTTTATAACTTTCTTGCTGGCTATGATTTCTCCACTTACGACTCTTGAAGCATACTGATAAGCTACGTCTTCCACGCAATCACCTCCTAACTACCAAATTTATCAAAAATACTCTCTTTCTTTTCTTCAACTTGCGGAGCATACAGCTTCATGCGACTGTCCACCGTCAACCCTAATTGTGATGCTGCTTTTGTCAAGTTAGTTGTCGCACGCTCTAATGTATACAGCATCTTGTTTGGAACCACTGAGCCTTTTTCATTCTCGTAAACATAACCTTTTTTCTGCAATCCACGAGACACTTCTTTGTAGACTGCATACCAGGTACAATAACTTTCTAAGACTGCTCTATCTAAGTTCCTTAGGGGTAGCTTTCGCAGATCGTTGATGACTCGTTTATATTCTGCTTTAGCAATCGGATCAAAGTGCTTTGGCGGTGTTAGTTGTAATGCATCCAAACCATCTGAAGCCTTGTCCTGTATGGTTTTCTTAGCTATTTTTTCTTCTTTCGTCAAATGACTTTTAGTGGCTTCAACTACCTTCATTCTTCGCCCCATGCTATCACCTCCTTCACATTATTTTAGAGTTTAAAGATTTCAAAAACGGAATTTTTTGCACAGAAGAGGGCAGCGTTCTTATATCCGAACAATACCTACCCCCGTTCTAAATTAAAGGGGGTATTTCCGTACATTTTATCAGTGCATAACCGAACGATATTCCATTTGTTTTTGATTTTTTGAAATTATTTCAAAAAGAATATTTCTCTTTTATTGCTTTTTTATCATTACATTTCTTACAACTTGCTTGAAGATTGTTTCGATCTAATCTTCTTGACCAATCTTGCTTCACACTAATGATATGGTCAGTCATCGTAGCTTCATTGCCACACATAGCGCAGATATAATCAGCCTCTAGTAAGACTTGCTTACTTGTTCTTTTCCAGATGGTTGAGTTGTAGAATCGTTTCGCGTCCTTGTCATACTTCCAACGAGTACGATTGTACTCAGTATATTCTTCGTTGCGTTTATCGAAATCAACTGAGGTTCTCCGACCGTTTAATATAGTCAGCTTTTGTGGTTTCATTCCCTTATCCTTCTAAAACAAAAAGCCACACTAATGTGTGACTTAATGAAGACCTCTCATGAGAATAGCAGGACTCGAACCTGCAACCAATAGATTAAAAGTCTACCGCTCTACCACTTGAGCTATATTCTTACTGCAAGCAGACTACAGACTTGCGTGTTAATTAGAAATCTGTTTTGATTTTCTATTTTTATTTTTTTGTAGTCTATAAAACCTCTGAGGGAATCAAACCCTCTAGCTTATAACTTATCCGGAATATAATTAGCTACGCAATCATGCGAGGTCTAGTCGCTCCGCAACCATTTTCAAGTTAACGGCGGTGTTCGGAGTCGAACCGAATAAAAGAAGCTTATTAAAATTAGGAGACAAAACCACTTACCCATCACCGCCTAAGAGAGGCCGAAGCCTCAAAAAATTCAAAGGAGTCATCAGTTCACTTTACGTACTTGCTGACAATACCATAATAGCACTTTAAAACTATCATTTACTATCGTTACTATCAAACATTTTAGAGAGTTTAACCAAGGACTTATCCCTAGCTCGCTGGATAGTAGCTGGACTGCAATTCAATCTTCTTTCTACTTGAGACCAAGATAGCCCATCAATGTAGAGCAATCGCATTACAATGTTCTCAATCGGCTCTTCTAACTCTTCAATCGCTCTGACAAGTTCTTCTTGTTCCTTGTATTCCCTCTCGATTTCTTGATAGAGTTCAGCTATGCGATCAATAGCCTTGATGTTCATTTCTTCGGTACGATTATCATTGCTCTGAGATTTCGGCATACTGTCAAAAACCTGACCCTTCATGATACCAGACCTTAGATTGATGATTTCGCAATGTAGAGATTGTATTTTTACATTTTTAAATTTTAGTTTCTTGAGTTCTTTCTCGATAGCTCTCTGCACCCTATCACCCCTCTCCGATAAATACATTCATAGGCAAGTTGAAATAAGTCGCTACATCTTCAACATTGTACATATCAGGCACGGCTTTTAAATTCTCCCAATTTAAGATTGTTGCAATTGAATAGCCTAGCTTATTTCCTAACTCTTTCAAAGTAACCTTGTTATCAATCCTCTTTTGCTTTAGCATGAAAGCAAATAATTCACACTGTCTCTTTGTTAAAGGTTTTTCATAATCCATTCTCCATCTCCTCAGTATTTTTTTCAGGTTTCATTGTTTATCCCCTTCCTTATTCTCTAAAACGGCATCTTGTATAAAAGTATTACCGATTTCATAGCGTATGTATTCCTCAGCTGTCACTTCAAATGTTTCTTCAACTTGCTTATTACCTGCATATCCTGAAACGACCAGAATGTATTTTCTTTTTGTTCTTGTTGGCACAAGTACCGAACTTTTACCGTTCATAACAGGTATGAACGTTGTGTGAGGTTCATCAATGTACTTGTCTACAACCGTCCCACTCGAAATCTGGTGACATGCCACGAGGAATGATGCGAATAAAACAATACATAGGATTTTAAAATATCTCACTCCTTCTCCTCCAAAAGTTCCTTGTTTTCATAAATATTACCGATGACTTCACATCTCATGTAGGCTAAATAAAGAGGATCCCACTCCGGCTTTCTTTCGTGCAGTTCATCTACAAATCTATAAATAAAACTTGCATAAGAACCGTTCCATTTGACAATTGCTTTTCTGCCTTTGTAATCAAGGATATCCTTCTCAAAAATCTCTTTTCCATTTCTGTCAAAAAGGCCTGTTGATTGCATGATGGAGTCATAATCATCAAAATGTAACCAATCTTGTCTCTCTTCAATCCAAATGATAGGACAGGTCCAATTTTCGTCATCTATATCACAATTGCCTACCATGACTCTATAATTCATTTCGTTTCTCGTTCTATCCCACGCTCTGTACTTCGGTATCATGTCAAATCCTCCTCTTTCACAAAGCTACCATCAATCCAGCGACCTTTACGGTCTTTGATTTCTTGGTAGGCCAGTTCAAAACATTCTTCAAAATCATATCCAAGTTCAGTGCTGATTGACTTTAGATAACCAATCGAGCGTACTAGATTGTGTCTGCACATTACTTTACTAGCAAATCCTTGAGACAGTTGAAACTCACTAATATTTGCATTGATTGAGATTAATGTTTCCGTAATCTCTTTCTTCCGTAAACTACCAGACTCTTTAAAAATCTGATTTACATCTTCCTTGATGAGCAAAGCTAGACCAACAATCACGACTGCACAATCTCCGATACTGTCCTTGGTCAGCTTCTCATTCTTCTTGAGATATCCAGCACATAACTCTCCAAACTCTTCACTGAGTTTGAGTGACTGTTTATCTAACCGTCCACCGTTTTCAAGGTCACGGTCAATAAACCATTGTTTGACTTTCTCTATTGTGTTCATAAAAACTCCTACAATTCTTCCAAATCAAAATACTCTGTCAGCTCATTCTTCAATTCTTCGAGAGTGTTGCATCGTCCAATCAAATCAGATACATCTAACATCGTGTCCTCTTTATTTAACGTGTTCTCTGCCACTGCATCTGCTACCCATTTTGGATGAGTGCCAGCCCTAGAGAACTGATCTTGTGGCAATAGCTCTAGTAATGCTTCGTATCGTTCTTCTAGTGAAGTCAAGGCGCCAAGCGTGTCAATAAATGCAGTATCCGATTTTCTTTTTTCAAAGATTTCTGGATAATTTTGTTGTGCAATCTCTGCATAAATAGCAGACCATTCTTCGTCTGAAAAACGTGATTTTTCAACTAGTGCGCCATATTCAATTTCTTTTCCATTGATTCTAATTTTGTAATTCATAGTGTTACCTCATTTCCAATTTTTATTTTCTCATACACTTCCTTCGTAACTACGAACACACCGTAGTCACGAATCGTCACTGTATACAACTTGCCATGTCGTCCTTTTTCGACGACTTTACCGAATATCTCTGCGCCTGCGTTATCCGCTTTATAGACAGTAATCGGGCGCTTTTCTTCTAGTTTTTTAATGTGGATACTCTGCCAGACATTCAATCCAGCAGACAATAATATCCATATTGCGATAAATCGTTTCAATTTTCATTCTCCGCCTCGTAATGTAACCACACAAGAC